CTGCAACAGTAAGATTACGTAAAGCACGTTTGTTGAAACGTTCTTGGAAAACAACAAGAAAAAGTAAACTCAGACGTACATTGATGAAAAGAAAAATGTCAATGCGCCGTCGTAAAGCAATGGGACTAAAATAAAATGCCATTTGAAATTACTAACACACTTAGAGGATCGTCAATTGTTCGTGCAGTCGATGCTGGAACATATACGATTACTCTGAATAATTTAAGAGCAAACGCCACAACCGAAACTGTTACTGCTGCTGACATTAAACATGTTTTGTGGTCAACAAACGGTAGTATACGTATTACAAGAAACGGCGTACCTTTGTTAGCACTACAAAATGGTGGTGACATGGATTTTGACTCTTATGGTTATTCAGTCGCTAACAACAATACACAAAGCATTGTAATTGAAATTAATACTGGCGGAACAGTTATTCTACATTTGGCCAAATATGCAACATACAATGTTGATCCATATACAGGAGTATCCCTATAATGAAACTCATTAAAGAACATATTGAAAATGTAAGATATCTTACCGAAAAAACAGAAGACGGCAAAAAGAATCTTTACATTGAAGGCATATTTCTAGTTGGCGATGCGGTCAATCGAAACAATCGTATGTACAAAATGGATACGCTCCGCAATGAAGTCGCACGTTATACAGAAGAGTATATCAATACGAATCGTGCGCTTGGTGAATTAGGACACCCAGACACACCATCATTAAATCTAGAACGTGTGTCACACAAAATTACAAGTTTGGTAGAGAATGGCAATACATTTGTTGGTAAAGCACTGATTATGGAAACACCATATGGCTTGATCGCTAAGAATCTTATTGAATCTGGTGTCGGTCTTGGCGTTTCTTCACGTGCTTTAGGTTCTGTCGTAATGACAAAAGAAGGTTATAATCTAGTACAAGATGACCTGCGCCTTGCAACTGCTGCTGATATTGTTGCTGACCCTTCTGCTCCCGGTGCTTTTGTACAAGGCATTATGGAGAACAAAGAATGGCTATTCGTAGAAGGTAAATTTGTCGAGTCTCACATCGACCATGCTAAACAGCAAATTCGCAAAGCATCACGCAGAGATATTGAATCTGTTGGATTGCAACTTTTCGAAAACTTCCTACGAAAACTTTAAAATTTATAAATAGAAAATCATAAGGAGATATTCAATGGCAACAAACAAACTCATGGAAGCAGCAGCAGAAATTCTTGCATCTAGCAAGTCATCTGCTCCTGGTATGCCAATGCCTAAGTTAACTCAGAATACACCTCCAGGCAATCCTGGAACACCTGAAGACTTGGGCGGTCCTACACCACAGAACAACAAACCTACTGATGATTCCAACAAGTTGAACATGAAGGGTAAAGATACATCAGCTGGTAATAAATCATCTTTGAACATGAAGCCTTCCGCAGCATCAAGCGATGTTCAACTTGGTGACAAGAACATGAAAGCTGGCACAGGCACAGCAATGATGCCTGAAGAAGAAGAACGTGAAGAAGAGTTGATTGATGATGAATCAGCAATTGAAGAAATGAAAGCACAGATGAAAGAAGATGTTGCTTCATTGTTTGCTGACGATGCGTCAATTTCTTCAGACTTCAAAGCAAAGGCTGCTACAATTTTTGAAGCACGTGTATTTGACCGTGTTGCACAGATTCAAGAACAAATGGAAGCAGAATATGCTGGCATGTTGGCTGAAGCTGTCGATTCAATTAAAGCAGAACTAACAGAAAAGGTAGATGACTACCTGAACTACGTAGTAGAGCAGTGGATGGATGAAAACGAAATCGCTATTGAAAGCGGTCTGCGTTCAGAAATCACAGAAGACTTTATTGCTGGTCTGCGTAATCTGTTTGCCGAAAACTACATCAACGTTCCAGAAGATAAAGTCGAACTGGTAGATGAACTTGCATCTAAAGTCGAAGAACTGGAAGTTAAACTGAATGAAGAAATTGAAGCAAATATTCAGTACAAAAAACAACTTACTGAAGCAATCAAAGTACAACTGGTAAATGAAGTTTGTGAAGGCCTCACAGCAACTCAAGTAGAAAAAATCAAAGCACTTGCAGAGAGTGTAGAATTTTCCACAGAGGAAGAATTCGTAGAAAAACTTGAGACAATTCGTGAGAACTACTTCCCATCAGGCGTTAAGAAAGCCGATGTTGCTCAACTTCATGAAGAAGTAGAAGACGATGGTAGCGAAAAGAAAACTGCCGCTGATCCATACGTAGCTTCGGTTGTACAAGCGATTTCAAAAATCAAACTTTAAATAATAACAAAAGGAGATACAATAATGTATTTGTCTGAAAATCTACAAAACAAATGGGAAAGCGTTCTGGATCATCCAGATATGCCAAAGATTGCTGACCCATACCGTAAAGCGGTTACAGCGGTCATTCTTGAGAACCAAGCTCAAGAGATGATCAAAGAATCTGGCATTCTGCAAGAAACAGGTTCACCAACTAACTTTGCTGGTACAGGTGGTTTCGGTGGCGGTGCTGCTGCTGCTGGTCCTGTTGCTGGTTTTGATCCAATTCTGATCAGTCTGGTTCGTCGTTCACTGCCAAACCTGATTGCTTATGACGTTTGCGGCGTTCAGCCAATGACAGGCCCAACCGGTCTGATCTTTGCAATGCGTACACGTTATGCTGGTCAAACTGGTACAGAAGCATTCTACAACGAAGCAAACACAGCATTCTCAGGTGCTAACGGTGCAATCGTTGCTTCTTCAATGAGCATCGCAGGTAACACAACTGACTATCTGTTCGTTGGTAACGCTGCTCCAACTGGCGCAATGACAACTGGTTCTGCTGAAGCACTGGGTGACGGCGCTGCTGGTAACACATTCCAAGAAATGGCATTCTCAATTGAGAAAGTCACTGTAACAGCACGTACACGTGCGCTGAAAGCAGAATACTCAATGGAACTGGCACAAGACTTGAAAGCAGTTCATGGTCTTGACGCTGAAACAGAACTGGCTAACATTCTGTCCGCTGAAATTCTTGCTGAAATCAACCGTGAAGTTATCCGTACAATCTACAGAATCGCTAAGCCAGGTTGCCAAGCAGGTACAACAACTGCTGGTGCATTTAACCTTGACACAGATTCTAACGGTCGTTGGATGGTTGAAAAGATCAAAGGTCTGGCATTCCAGATTGAGCGTGAAGCAAACCAAATTGCTAAGACAACTCGTCGTGGTAAAGGTAACATCGTTATCTGTTCTTCAGACGTAGCATCTGCTCTGGCAATGGCTGGTATTCTTGACTACAACTCAGCACTGGCTGGTCAAGTATCACTGACAGTTGATGACACTGGCAACACATTTGCTGGTACAATCTTCGGTCGTATCAAAGTCTACATCGATCCATACTTCCCAACAGGCTCAACATCTGAGTTTGCTGTAGTTGGTTACAAAGGCACAAACGCATACGATGCTGGTATGTTCTACTGCCCATACGTACCGCTACAAATGGTTCGTGCAGTTGACACTGGTACATTCCAGCCAAAGATTGGCTTCAAGACTCGTTACGGTCTGGTAGCAAATCCATTTGCTGAAGGTACAAACCAAGGTCTTGGTACTCTGAACACTCAGAGCAACAACTATTACCGCGGTTTCCGTATTGCAAACCTCATGTAATTAAGCCACCGAAGAGTGGTGCTTTAGAGAGAGGGTCTTCGGATCCTCTCTTTTTTTACGTATATAAATAAGAGTATGACAGTTCTCACACGTAATCCAATAAACCCAAATAGTCTACAGCCTAACAAGTTTACGCTGAACTTGGCTCGTACACCGAATCTACAATACTTTTGCCAAACAATTTCTTTGCCTGGTTTATCTACATCTGAGATACCGGTGCAAAACCCGTTTGTTGAATTGTATGCACCAGGTGAAAAAGCAATCTATGATGTATTGAATGTTACCTTTATTGTTGATGCTGAACTATTGTCGTGGTTAGAAATACATGATTGGCTTCGTGCATTAACGTTTCCGACAGAATACGAAGAGTATCAGAATCTAGCTAAACTAAATCAGTTTGCTTCATCGATACCGACAAGCACTCCGCAGTATTGTGATGGCGCAGTGACACTGCTATCAGCGTCAAACAAACCATATTATCGTTTTAACTTCAAAGATTTATTTCCAATATCACTTTCTGGTTTTGTTGTATCATCAACTGATACGCCAGAAACAATCATTACCGCAGACGCTACATTCAGATTTACCTATTATAACGTAGAAAAATTATTTTAATTGTGATATACTCCTATTAGGAGGTATAATATGAGCAAACTTGACGAAGTATTACAAATGTGGACTGCGGATTCTAATATCGACCGCACTGAACCCGGTAAAGCACTGATTGATATTCCCAAACTTCATTCAAAGTATTTGAACATTCTTTCTTCACATCGATTGTTAGCAAAAGAGGCAGAGTTCAATTACAACAAATGGCGTAAACTAAAATGGGAATACTACACTGGTAGACTTGACGAAGAAGAACTTGAGAAACGTGGTTGGGAACCATTCCCATATACACTCAAATCTGAAATCAATACATACTTAGAAGCAGATGAAGATATCAATAAGTATCTTGCAAAAAAATTATTGCATGAAGAAATTGTTGAAGTCTGTCAAGCAATAATTAAAGAACTAAACAATCGAACATGGGAACTGCGTTCGTTTATTGATTGGGAAAAATTTATACAAGGTGTTTGATTTAACTTTACGTAAACAAAATGAAGCATTCATCAAGTTTGAGTGTGAGAAAAGTGTGGCACAAGAACTTGCAGACTACTTTACTTTTTTTGTACCTGGTTATCAATTTATGCCAGCGTATAAGAATCGTCTATGGGATGGGAAGATAAGACTTGCTGACTTACGTACATACAACATCTATCATGGACTTGTACCTTACATTGAGAAGTTTTGTGAAGAGAGAGGTTACAAACTTGAGATTGATAGTGCAGTAAACAACACAGAGAGTTTTTCAGCAATTGAAGCCAATGAGTTAATAGAACAACTTCATTTGGACAAGAGCATTATAGCAGAGGGTGTAAGGGAATATCAATACAAAGCCTTCTTATTTGCCATTAGAAATAAAAGAATGTTGTTATTGTCACCGACTGGCTCAGGCAAGTCACTGATTCAATACTTGATACTAAGGTACTTACAACACAAAGGTTACAAGAAAGGACTTCTAATTGTTCCTACAACTTCTCTTGTTGAGCAAATGTATTCTGATTTTGAATCTTATGGTTACGATGCCGCAAACTATGCCCATCGACAATATTCAGGAAAAGATAAGCATACGGATAGATTTTTAACAATCACCACCTGGCAATCTATCTACAAGAATCCACCAGAATACTTTGAGCAATTTGATTTTGTTTTAGGTGATGAAGCACATCAGTTTAAGGCAAAGTCATTAACTACCATCATGACTGGGTTAAAGAATGCAAAGTATCGTATTGGTTGCACAGGTACAATTGATGGTACACAAACACATAAGTTAGTGTTAGAAGGATTGTTTGGTCCAGTCTATCAATCAACAACTACTGCCAAACTAATTGAGAACAAACAACTAGCAGACTTTCGTATTAAGTGTTTGGTATTAAAATATTCAGAAGAGGTGTGTAAACTATCCAGAGGTTGGGATTATCAATCTGAGATAGACTACATAGTAAGAAGTACCGCAAGAAATGAGTTCATTCGTAATTTGGTGCTATCACTTGAAGGTAACTCACTTGTGCTGTTCAATCTGGTAGAAAAACATGGCAAGCATCTTCACAAAATGATTGAAGAGAAAGCTGGCAACAGACATGTTTTCTTTGTATATGGTGGCACAGATGTTGAAGTTCGTGAACAAGTTCGTGCTATCACTGAAAAACAAAATGATGCCATTATTGTTGCATCATACGGCACATTTAGTACAGGTATCAATATACGCAATCTTCACAATGTTGTCTTTGCTTCTCCGTCTAAATCAAGGGTAAGAAATTTACAATCAATCGGTAGAGGTTTAAGAATTGGAGATAATAAAACCGAAGCAGTTTTGTATGACATTGCCGATGATTTTCGTATAGGCAAACATGTAAATTATACCTTGCAACATTTGCAGGACCGTGTTAGAATATACGATGAAGAAAAGTTTAAATACAAGTTTTACAATATAGAGGTCAAGAATGCATAACGTAAAGCTAATAAGAATGCAATCTGGTGAAGATATCATGGCTTCTATGTTTGAGGATGATAACTCAGATCAAATACAATTGAATGATCCAATGCGTATTGTGTTTCGTCGTTTACCTACTGGTCAAACAGTTATGATGATGATGCCCTGGTTGCCAGTTGAATTGATCAAAGAAAACTCTGCGATGATTTATTATTCTGATATCGTGACTGTTGTTGAACCCAAAGAATCAATGATACGATACTATGATAAACTTGTTGAGCGCACAATCGAAGAAATGGCAGATTCAGATAAGATGATAAACAATCTTCTGGAAGAACAAGAAGGTGAAGAAGAACAAGATATAGAACAACAAATTATGGATGATGTGCTTCAAAGTATACATGAGGCAAAAGGTAAAAAACTACATTAATAGGAATTTTCGTTATGTCAAAAGTGGTGACATTTGTTATACCAAGCAGTGCTTCACAAGCATATCAAGACCTTGCTAATAAGTATTCGGCTATTGAGCCACCAACATGGGCATTACTATTAGCAAATGCTATTCGTGTCGAAGGTCATGATCCATGTATTCTAGACTTTGATGCTGACCCAGCAAGAGACATAGAATTTGCTGCTCACAAAATTGCTGACACTGGCGCAGACATAGCAGTATTTGTTCTCTACGGACAAAATCCAAACTCAGGCACCACAATGATGATTGGTGCGTCTAGACTAGCAACACAACTCAAACTTTCACACCCATCAATCAAAACAGTCTTCATTGGTTCACACGCATCAGCATTACCATATGATGTGATTGGTTTACCATACGTTGATTTTGTTTTTATCAATGAAGGTGTATACGGTCTTCTAGACTTACTTCAAACAAACTACAAAGACAATCTAGATAAAGTTCGTGGTCTTGTTTATAAGAAACAAGGCTTTGCTGCTACAGGTGCGCCGGGTGAGATTGTACAAACAAAAGATATGGACCGTGTGATGCCCGGTTACGCATGGGATTTGTTACCAAAGAAAAGAAAATTACTAGACAAGTATCGTGCCCATTATTGGCACAACTATTTCAAAGATGATGGTCGCACACCGTTTGCTGCTATCTCTACGTCACTAGGTTGCTCATTTGGTTGTAACTTCTGTATGATTAATATCGTGAATCGTACATCATATGAACAGGGCACAGTTTCATCTGACTCACGTGGTATGCGTTTCTGGTCACCTGAATTGATGCTCAAAGAGTTTGAGTATTTGTATGAGAATGGCGTTCGTACTGTACGGCTGACTGATGAGATGTTCTTTCTAAACAGAAAGTATTACATACCAATTCTTGAAGGTATCAAGCAACGTGGTATGGACTTTAACTTTTGGGCTTACGCACGTGTTGACTCTGTACGCAAAGATCAATTAGAATTGTTCAAAGAAGCAGGTGTCAATTGGTTGTGTCTTGGCATCGAAGCAGCAAATCAAAATGTAAGACTTGAGATTGAAAAAGGTAAGTTTGAAGATGTAGATATTCGTCGTGTTGTTGCTGATGTTAAAGCAGCAGACATTAACATTCTTGGCAACTACATGTTTGGTTTTCCAGAAGATAC